CAATTGCAGTATAGGATAAATTAATCATAACTAATTATATGACAGCGAAAAGATAAAAGCAATGAAATAGGTTATTTCATGGCGTTTTTAGCCATTTGTGCTACAGTTTTTTCTTGTTCTGATTCTTGATCAGGATTTTCTGAGTCGTCTGTTTGCCCCTTGAAAACAACTTTATCCCCTTGTATATTAGAGATAACTTGTTTTAACGGAGGAACTTGTATCATGTTATACAAGTCGGTTACATCTAAAATAATATCATAGTCTTGAAAATAATCTAGCAACTGATCTGTTGTCATGCCAAAATTAAGTTTGTCATTATCCAGATCAGTTTTTAGTTGGTCGGTTACCGCAACAAGTTTTGCTCCAATACCGGGATCACTTTCAAATTCAAAAAGACGCATTATCTTTTTGCTCTACCTACTCCGCCTACTGCAGGCAGTTCAGGTTCTTCTAAGTCAAGATCAAGCTCAGTATCATCAACCATGTCATCAGCAACTTCATCATTACCAAAATCATCTGCTGGTTCTAAGTCCATACTATCATCACTAGCGAATGAATCCATGTCACCCTGACCAGTTATAGTACCTAAAGCACCTTGTAAAGCAGTTTTAGCACTAGATAATGCATCGTTTAATGATTGTAATGCGTCACCGGCTTGAGTATTAAATTCAGTACTTTCGTTAACTCCGATTTCAGATTGAATTCTGTTTACTAATGCAGGAAGTTCTTTAACCATCATATCGTTAACATCTTCGTACATTTTTTGTACAGTATCAATCATGTCTTGTGCAGCTAAAATTACTTGAGACTTTTCAACTTCTTCGTTTTCAAAAACAATTCTGGGTTTAGGAGCATTCATTAAGTCTTTATAATGTGTGCTAAGTGCTTGTTCCATGAATACTAACTTCATGTAAGTTGCTGAGGTTTGATTTTTATAAAAGTTGCTAGACTGTCTAGCTTCTGTGATAAGTTTAGTAACCTTATTCAACATTTGTTTAGTATTAGCTTTATCCAAAGAAGATACTTCAAAAGTCACTTCATAGTTTTCTTTTAATGCTTTTTTCGCATGGTTCTTTTGTTCTAGATCATTTAGTTTCATAGTTAGTATTCCAATGTTGATTAAGTATTTATCTTTTGCTCGTTAATTTCGCGTCATTAAACCGTTTAGTTTGCCAATCTTTAGACATATTTATAAGTTTATTTAACTGTATTAGTAATAGTTTTTTCTTCATAGTATCTTCTTCAATCTTAGAAATAAACACCAATTTAAAATTTTCATCTTTTAAGTTGTTAAGAATCTTGGTTTTTTGTAGTATGTCAACTTCTAAGCTGGATAATTTAAAATCTATCTGTTCAATTTGTTTACACTCTAGTGTTCTATTTCTTTCTTTGAACACACACCAAGTAACCGCAGTTTTTAATGTATTGAATATTCTTTTTTTATCCCCACTTTCTGTACAAACCACATAGTAGTTGTTTTCTTTGTTAATAGTGTATTTTCCAAACAGCGCATAACTGTCAGTATCGGTCTCTAGTAACAATACATTCATAGTTCTTGTGTTTGTAAGTTGATCTTTTACAAATCGTTCAACTTTCATTTTTTTATTCTTTTTCATATAATCTCAAAATGTATATTTTTTAACTCAGCACTCGTATCTAAAAAAGTTGCTAAGTTGGGTATTTCTGTGTGGCATTTTATCATAGGAACATGAATGCAGTCTGTATAAAGAGCCCCAAGTTCGTTTATGCCATTATCAAATACGCTTGAATGCTGTACTTCAAATTCAAAAACCCAATAGTAAGTTATTGTATCGTATAAAAAACCAAACTTAATAAATTTATCTATATTTGATTTTTCAGGGTTCTTAATAACTTCGGGCTGTGACCTTAATGAAATAATTTGTAGGATAGTGTCAAAGTTACATTGAGTGTTTCTATTGTATAGCCATGTTGTTACATCTTCGCTTGGTTTACTGCGATTAGTTACATTTGTTTTGGTAATATCAAATAATGTATAGCATCTAATTCTGTGTGACATATAGTTATTTATTGGCATAAAAAAACCCTGAGAAAAACTCAGGGTCTCTGTGTTGCGCTAAACTAAAAAATTAGTTTGTGAATGTGGCTGTAGCTGCTGTAGTAACAGCGTAGTTTAGACCAGTAGCTGCTGTAAGAGCAGCGTCAAGATCACCACCGTTAGTAAAGTCCCATGCATCTACTGGGTAGATAGCAACTGCTAATGTGTCGGTGTTGTCACCTACTTCAGTAAACTCGTACATATAAACTGTAGCAAGTTGCTGAATGATTTGGAAAGTTTTTGCTAGGTCAGCACCAGAAGGAGTAGCTGCACCAGTAAAAGTGATTGTTCCAAAAGCAAGCTTTGGACCTTGTGGTTGTACTGTTGCCGCAGAAGTGATTGTGTTTACACCAGTGTTAGTGTAAGATGCGCTGTCTAAGTGTAGAACTGGTTTAAAGTCACCATTGACTCTTGTAAATTGTGCCATTTTGTAAATTCCTTTATATTTGTTGAAGCCTACTGCTTCATACAAATATTTATACTAAATGGCAAAAAATACTGGTTTTAGATTGAATTATTTGTTAAAATGAGCAGCCCCGAACCCTTCTCTGTTAACAATTTTTACTAAGCCTGCACTAGTAGGAAACACAAATCCTTCACCTTCTTGTTTATTACCAGACCATTGTTCAAAGCCTGTAACTTGTGATTCTAACTGTTGCGCTATGTTTAGTTTTAATCGGTAAATAGCGTTCCATATTTTTAGAACTGCGTCTAATCCTTCTTTTTTCTGTACCAAGTATCCATCATTGTTATCACCAACTAAAGATTGATATTGCTTGACACTGATATTCTTTGATAACCAATCGGGTAATGTGTCATTAGTTTGTTTAGTTATCTTATGATTAGTGTACTTTTTAATAGCTTCTTTAGCAACATTTGAAAGTCCATTCAAGAAATCATCTGCGATATTGCCGTATTTTGCTAATGTTTGTTCTGCTGTGCTTATTAAAGACTTTGGAGCTTTTAGTGAAAAGTCTATTCCAGCTTTGGGTGTAATGATTGCTATATTAGAAGGATTTACAGCAGGTTCACCGTTCCAAGGTGCACCATCAAATTGATGAGCTACTACGATTCCTACTTTTCCACCAATTAACTTACCTAATTCTGAGTCTACTGGCACTCTATATTCTACAGTAGTTGGTTTAAAAATATAGTAACCATTTGTAGGTTGTAGTTTACCTACAGCCATTAAGTCACCTTTAAACAACCCTTTAGTATTACCTACTGCTTTTTCTAAGCCAGGCCAAATTAAATTAATTTTGCTATACAAGTCACTTCTATCAGCCCCGCGATTTTTATCATATTCTATCCATTCTTGAGGACTTGTAGGATACACACCTTTATTTGGCATATACTTATCTGTTACTACAAATGTTCCATTCGGCAGTCTACCAAAGTAAAGTGCGATGCCGCCATCCCATTTAATACTACCAGATTTAGGATTTCCGATTGCTTGTTTAAGTGCTTCTAAATATTTTTCTGCTTCACTACTACCATCAAAAATTGCGTCTTCAGGATGAGGTATTCTAGGACTTGGTGCTGCTTCACTTAAAATTACTGAATTTTCTATTACAATACCGCGAAATCTTGCCATGATATCTGACAAACTTTCTTGTACTGCTGCTCCGGGAGGCGTTACGCCTTTTGATTTAGCATACTCTTCAAATTCACTTACTTTCTTTTCTTTGTTGGGATCGTTAGCTAACTTCTTATAAATATTTTCTACTGACATCATATCTTCTTTAGAGCCAGTTGGTCCAAATAAAGTTTTAGCAATAGTATCAATATCAAATGTTATAAATTCGTTAGTAGCACGATCTACTAAACCTTTCATACTTAAACGCAACCCTTGAGGATACTCAGAACTTATAGTGCCTTTAGCTATGTTGTTAAGTAACACTTCTCTAAACATGCCCTTATATTCACTGGGTCCTTGACTAAGCAAAAATATACCCCAAGCTGGATTGTCTAAAAACATAAAATCTGTTTGTGCAAATCCGTTTTTAACATCTCCTAAAATAGGAGTTTTAAAATGAACTGATATTCCCGACTTTGCTACCCATTCTTTTGGGTTCAAGCCCTGTTGTTTGGCCCAATTTTTTAATTGTGATTCTAATTCAGCTTTAGAAATTTCTTGACTATTAACTGCTAAATCTAAATCACCTGAAGATTCTTTTCTACCAGTAGATCCTAACCATTTTACGGGTAATCCATCTTTAGCTTTTTCTTTAGTCAAATCCAAACCAGTTAGCTTTTCTAACCATTTAATAGTATCGGGGATTTCATTTTTGTTAATGCGGCGAGTAACAGGAACTCCCTGTTCATCTTTGAAAATATTCCCGCCTTCAAATAGTCTAATCATCTTTTTTCCTTAAAGATTTAGAAAATCTGTCTTGGTCTCTGCCTTTAATCGCACTTAACAGTTTCTTTTCTAAGAGTTCAGCTTTTTCAGGTGAATAGTGTTTTTTCATCAATTCTAAAAGATTAATGGCACTAGTGATAACATTATTGGCACGGTTCTCAATAAGATGATTAACATCTCTATTGTTACCAATGCTTTCCAATTCTTCTAAAAGACTGCGAGTTTTCTTTTGCATAGTGTGACCTTTACTTATATTTATCTTGATTAACTATTCTTTAAGGAACTTAACATACTTCTTAACTTAGATCCCTGAACATCTGCTACAATTTTCTTTTCAGGTTGGTTTATTTCACCTGTGTTCGTGTCTACAGTTTCATTTGACGACATAGTACTCATGGGTTTAATCTTGCTCATAATATCAGTAGCAGATTGACGATATTCTGCATTTTCATCACCACCTTCGTCTGTAATTCGCATAGTATCTATGTTATAGTCTAAGTCAATCTTTTGACCTACACCAGTAGAACTACGTGACTTCATACACTGAATTTGATATTTACCGCGTTCTTTCATTGATCTGCTAGTAAAAATACCAAATACATAATCAGATGAATTTATCTTGGATATGCCCCCAGCTATGTGCGAATGATCAAACTCAACTTCTTCTACAGCCGTTCTGTTCAACTGAGAAGCAGTAACTAGTATTACTCCTAACTCTTTTGCTAAATTTCTTAATTCTTCTGAAACATATTTGTCTTTAATGAATATATCTGATGGTCCAACTTTTACTGTAGCAGGAGAAAGTAAATCTAAATAGTCAACCATAATAAAATCTATATTTTTTTCAGTTTGTATTTGTAGTTCTTTTACATAACTACGAATAGCATTAATATTACTTTGAGCCGAAAAATACTTAATTCTGCAACGCCCATGTTTTTTAGCAGCTATCTTTACTTTTAATTCAGTCGTATCCAAATCTTTTCTAATTTCTTTTGTACTCATGCCCGTTATCATAGCATCCATTCTTAGTGCGGCTAGTTCTTCAGATAATTCTAATGTGACATAAATTCCGCTTAGTCCCTGAGACAACAAGTTTATCGCTAAATTCATCATTAAGAGCGATTTTCCTGATCCTGAACCACCTGCCACAACATTAAGTTCTCCCCTACTAAAACCGCCATACATCAAACGATCTAACTGAGGCCATCCCGTACTTACCTGTCCGCCTTGATTAAAGTATTTATTTAAGCGTTCTTTGGGTTCAGCAAAGTAGTCTGTTCCTAGGTCTCGTTGCAATGATATTTGTACTGCTTCTTTAACTAGTTTTTCTACAGGATCATATTCACCCTTTTCTAACAATTCAGCAGCTTTTAAAATCGCTCGTTCTAGTTCTTGTCTTTTAGTAAAGTTTTCAAACTCGGTAAGAAAGAATTCTGTATATCCTTGCGAATCTAAATCAGCTATACGTTCTATTTCAATACCAGTAGCTGCTTTAATTTGTACAGGATCGGGCAAAATATTAT